TGTCAGAACGCACGCTGTTCGGGATGGTACACCGCGGGCTCTCCGCCCAACGTGTTGCCTTGACCTTGAGCTTGTCACACTGACAGTTAGGGCAACGCATCCAATCCTCGCAACAGTGAGACAAACAAATCGGGCACCCATCGTGCACCGCTACATGTAGTATAGACCCCGAGCAGTCCCGAGGCTACTCTTTTTTCTCCTCCTTCGCAGACGCTTCCAGCGCGCTCACAAGCGCCTCGGCGAAGGCGAGCCTACCTCCGGGTACCTGCGGCCACAGAAGGGCCACGACGCAGCCCAGCGTCGCGGCATCCGACAGGTCCGGGCGATCGACGGGGAACATGAACTTCTCGTAGGACTCGACGACCCGGAAGCCTTCGTAGACCTTCATGCCGGGCAGCCACTTCCATCCCGGACAGGCGACCACCCGGTCCGCGAGCACGAGCAGCGGCGGCTTCACTTCGCCACCTCGGGTGACATGATGTCCCGCACGAGGCGGAAGCCCAGGGAGCCGCTGCGGCTGGTGGAGGGGTTCCCGTAGCTGTCCGCATCCCGCGCCCCGTCGGCAGTGCGGCTCCAGGATCCGCCGCGGTAGACGCGGCCCGGCTCCAAGAGGAGGTTGTACTCCGGGTCCCGCTCCAGCTCCCAGGTGGGGGCGTCGAACTTGAGGTCAGGGTGCGTACTCATTTCTTCTCCTCAGCTTCGGCCCACGTCACGCCGTGATTGGCGTGCACGACGGGGTCAACTTTGCGAAGGCGGCACGCATCTTCGGCGCACGTCTTCGCGATCTCGGTCAGCCGCGGAGCATCCGTCTCCGCGCACAGGAAGAGGCTGCCGTCGTACATCGGCAGGGCCCAGCGAAACAACGGAACGTCGGGCGTGGCCCGCATCCGTTTCACCGTCAGCTGCAGGATATCGTTCTCGCACTCCTGCATGAGGAGGGAGATCTTCTGGGCGAGGGTCTTGTCCGCGGGCAGGTGCTGCCCGTAGTTCTCGACCAGCTTCTTACGGGCGTTCAACCAAGGGTTGTTGCCATTGTTCAGCCACGCGGAGTAGATCCCCGGAAGCGTTGACGGGTCGAGCCCGGAGATCGTGACGAGGCCCTGCGCCCCGAGGCCTCCGCCGTTCAGGAGGATCAGCGTGGCCGTCTTTGCCTGCTCGCGCGTCATGCCGAAGCTCACCCCGAAGGCGGCGTAGACGTCGCCGCCCGAGAACATGTCGTCGAAGTACGGGCTCTTCGAGACGAGCCGAAGAAGGGTCCGGGCGATCCGCATGTGGCACGCCTGGATGTCCCAGTTCACGAAGCGCTGACCCTCGGGGGCGCAGACGGATTCGCGGAAGTAGCGGCCGATGTTCGTCCCCTTCGAGAGCACACGGGCGGAGTCCTTGGACGAGCAGAAGGACTTCTCCGACGGGAGCAGGAGGGACTCCCAGTCCTGATGCGGGGCCGAGCAGTCCTGCTTCGCGGTCTTCATCAACCAGGCTGCCCCCTTCTCCGCGCGCTGCCGCTTGTCCTCGGAGTACGAAGGGGGGATCGACAGGGCCCGCCACCCCGGCTTGAGGAAGACCTGGAGGGGAGGCGGGGACCCCACAGGGTGACCTGCGGTGAGGTTAAACGCCGTGTCTCGAGCAGTTTCGCGGGGAGCGCCCCAATAGCCTATGTAGTTCTTATAGGCTATTGGGGCGGGTTCCGAAGAACCTCCAGAAAACCCAGGTTGAATGTAGCCGGAGGTCACCACCTCGGGGTTCTGTGCCCCCTTCTCCACCATCGGTCCCCACGTGTCGAACTTCCGCCCCTCAGACAGGAAGGCGTAGCCGCACCGGGTCAGGACCCGGCGCAGCAGGATGGTCCGCGTGCGGGACCCCCCGCTCTCCAGGTCCTTAGGCTTCGGGTGATCGGGCGCGTAGACCTGGATCCTGAGCAGCCGGTCTACGTCAGCGCGCTCCGCGGTGCGCTTTGTGGGCAGGGCGGCGTAAAGCTGCTTGCTGATTGCTGCGGTGACGGGGACTGGCTTGCCCCCCTTGATCCGTTCCAAGAGGTTCGCGTTCTTCAGCAGGTCGTGCAGGTACGCGCGCCGGATCCACCAGTTCTTGCGGCGGTAGAAGTCCGTCCTGCGCGAATCCGAGTTGTGCAGTTCCGCCGTCTGCCGGGACACCGCCCACTGCTCGTCCTCCAAAGCACGGCGGTGCGAGAGGCCCCCGTACTGGTGCTCGTTGAGGACTGCGGAGTCGGAGAGCGGGGACCCGTAGTACTCCGCCAGCGCTTCGAACTCTGGCATAGTGCGCAGCTTCTCGGCCCAGATTCGGTTCATCTCCTCTCGGATGGCCTGAAGCTCCGACGTCGAGAACGTGGGCGGCGTGTGCTTGTCGGGGCTGGAGTGGAAGAGCTGGTTCAGGTAGAGGTCCACGATCAGAAGCGGCTTCGTCCCCCACCCGGCGCGGGTGGCGGCACGGGTAGCGAGCTGAACCTCATCGCCTACGTCCCGGACGTAGCGCGGCGTCCACTGCATGCGGCTGGCCTGCACGTCGGCGCGCTCCTGTTCATCCTGCTCCGTCTCCGAGCGGATCGTGTGCAGCTTTGCCCACGCAGCCACTCGCTGCACGTCGTCCGCATTGACGTACGCCAAGGCCGTGAGCCAGAGCGACACGGACTGCTGCTCCCCCCCGGCGTAGATCTCGAACACGGCGGTGTGGCAGGTGAACGTGTAGGTCACGTTCACCACGTGGACCACCGCGACCGGGGTCGTGGGCATCAGCTCGCCCTTCTTCCACTCCTGTGCCTGGACGCCGTTCAGCGTGCACGCCGCGAGAACGCGGGACACCCCCTTCTGCCCGTGGCACACGACCACGATCTGCGCGGCGGGGGGCAGCGTTGCCGCGGCCTCGAGTACGTACGCTGCCACGGGCATACCGTAGGCAATGTCTTGCTTTTGCCCGAGCCGCAGCACGGTCGGGCGGTTAATGTACGGGGGCATCGGTCAGTCCTCGCAAACGGTACCGGTGTTTGGCCCCTCGCCGCGGGAACGGCAGAGGGGCCTCTTCATCTATCGCCGAACAGTCCGGTCAGCATCGCCCCCGAGGTGAGCCTTGAGCTCCTTCAGGAAGGAGGACGGCTTGACCCCGAAGAAATCTTCCTTGTCCGCATCGTCGGGGCAGACGAGGACAAGCGCTTCCTCCGCGCGGGTCACGGCCACGTAGTAGAGGCGGAGCTCGTCTTCCACTCGCGCGGCCAGCTCCTCGGGGCTCGGCTTGTCCTTGGTGTACGGAGTCAGGCCCCACTCGCACAGGAGGACGACACCGAACTCCATGCCCTTCGTCGAGTGGACGGTGCTGAGGACAACTCCGGGCTTCGGGCGAAGGGGGACGCTGCGCCCCGTGTTGCGCGCCGCGATCGGAACCGCGCTCAAGAACGACATGAACGGGATCGGAGGAGCCACGGCGGCCCCCGAACCCGGGCCGTTCTCAGCGTGCCACCGCACAAAGGAGGATGCGAGCTTGCAGAGATTCCACTCGGCCTGCGCGTACTTGTTCGCCTTGTTCCAGAAGAACTGGTTGCGGGCCGTCTCACTCCGCACATACAGTTCCCGCTCCGTGTCGTGCGCGCTCGCCTTCCAGTTCTGCTCAAGCGTCCGGACCAGCTGGATATCGTACGCGCCCACCTTGGACTGCCCCTCCTTGATGGACACAGGCACGCCCCGGCAGAAGAGTTCCTGCTCGATCTGCTTCAGGTGCGACCAGTTCCGCGCGAGCACGGCGACTTCGGTACCCGCCCCCTTCCCCGCCGACCACACCCGCTGCGCCACTTCCGCGACTGCGGAGTAGGACACCATGAAACGGATGGCCTTCGGAGAGTTTGCCTTCCTCGCCGGCGTCGCGTGCATGGCCGCGGCTGTCGTCGACGAGCTCGGCATGTGGCCTGCGACGTAGTTCCCGAGGCCGACCACTTCCAGTTCGCTGCGGTAGTTCATGGTCATCTGCTTCAGCGTGGTCGTCGGCGCGGTCGTGAAGTCGTTGAAGATCTTCGGCGCGCTGCCACGCCACCGGTTCACGCACTGACGGGGATCCCCGACCATCACCAGGCGGCCGAAGCGCGAGAAGATGCGCGCCGCCTCCTGCTGAACGCTGTTGTTGTCCTGTGCTTCGTCGACGATGACCAGCTTGTAGCTGAAGAACGTGGGGTCGGCCTGCTTCCCGCGCAGGATGTCGAGCGCCTGCAGCGCGTTGATCCCGAAGAGAACGTCTCCTCCCTGCTGGAGGAGCGCGTTGTAGGCGCGCACGACCTGCGAGACGTGCACGTCGTTGATCATCACGTCGGACTCGGGGGAGTCGAGGTAGTGCCCTGCGGACAGGACACGGCCGATCACCGACTGAATCTTCTTGAAGACCTCGTCGCTCCCCACGCTGTCGTCGTCGTCTTCGTACTGCTTCCGTGCCCAATCCCGCAGCTGCACCGTCGGCGACTTGATCGCCTGGCGCAAAAGCGTGGAAGCGAGCGGAAGGTTGTGCTTCTTCCTCTCTTCCGTGCGATCGGCGAACCGCTTGAGGTCGGTGCCGGTGACGCTCCGGAAGACGGAGTCGAAGGTGCGGACGACGTCCTTGGGCTTGTTGAGGGCGTGCGCCTTCGTGAGCCGGTCGACGAGCGTGTCGACCCCGGCGCGGGAGAACGTGAGGACGAGGATGTCCTTCTCGGAGTAGCGGGCGGGGACCCCGGAGGGGGAGGCCTTCACGGCATCGCAGACGGTCTGGACAATCGTCTTCGTCTTGCCCGCCCCTGCCCCTGCGATGACCTGAACGTCCTGCGTTCCGGTCAAGATTTCTTCGATGACGGCCTTCTGCTCGTCGGAAAAGTTGGATACTGTGGACATGGAAGTTGGCTCCTTCTTGGGTGAGACTGGTTGGGGGGCCCTCGGGGAGTGCATCCCCCGAGGGCTACTTCTTCTCCACCTGGATGAAGCGGAGTTCGAGTTCGCCTGCGAGATCCAGCAAGACGTCGACGACGTCGCCGGTGCTGCGCAGCCTGCCGCTCTGCTGGATCTTCAGGATGCGGGCGTGCTGTGCGCGGGTGATGCGGATCTGCGTGTAGAGCTCGGGGAACTTGAGGGGCATGGTCTTCCTGGTTGCCCTCTCAGCATAACACGGAGCCATCTCCGTGCCACCTCTTTTCTTGCACAGCATCGTCACGACCCGCGCAGCGGGGCGTGGGCTTTGGCTCACTGTGGCTGAAGCAAAATCCATGTTAGACTGCAGAGGCAGGAGTCAACACCCATGTCCTCATCGTGGATTGACGTCAAACCAGTGGGCGACGGCGGCCTACCTGACGTCCGCATGCGCTTCGCCAACGGCGTCTCCCTCTCCATGATCGCCTCGAAGACCGAGCTCGCGGAGACCGTGGAGCTGGCCATCCTGACGGAGTCTGGGAACATCCGCGGGGCGCGGGTCTGGCCGAACCTCCCTGTCGGCGAGCCTCTGCTCAAGGCTCTGGTGCTGTGCTTCAGTGCGGCCGGTCCGACGGAGGCCTTCGTCTCTGTGTCCGAAGACCCTGTGCTGAAGACGTACATCCAGCAGTGGCCGGGCTGACCCCGTGGCTACCGGAGACAACCGATTCTCGGGCGGCCCCGAGTCCAGTCGCGGCCTGACTCTGATCCAGCTGCAGGTCCTCGACGACGCGTACTGCACGTCCATGGCCTGGCTGAAGATCAGCGCCAAGTACGGCATCACCCGGCAGGAGATCACCTACTGGCGCAAAAGCCCCGCCTGGCAGGCGGAGTGGAAGCGGCGGGACGATCTCGTCATCGAGGCGCAGGACCACAACCTCAAGCGCTCCGTCGAGGTCGCGAGCCGCGTCCTCATCGAGCTGGCCGAAGGGCGTGGCAGCCAGCCCCGGATGGACAAGAACAACAACATCCTGGGCGGCGCCCCTGCCCCTGTCCCCTACGCCGTCATGCTCCGCGCCTCGGAGATCCTCGCGACCGTCGGTCAACGCATCGCCACGAAGGCGACGCCGGAGGACGGGACCATCGCCGAGCTCGGCGTGTGGATGCGGAGTCGCGATGACGCTGGCGAGAAGTGAGCTTCGGAGCATCCTGTCCGACCCGGTCGAGTTCTGCTCGCGGCTGAGCATCATCAACAAGAAGGGCGCGAAGCAACGGCTCAAGCTGAACGCCGAGCAGATCCAGCTCATCGAGGCGCTGGCCGCGGGTGACGACACGCTCGTCCTGAAGGCGCGGCAGATCGGCAGCAGCACGGCGTGCGTGGCGTTCTGGGTGTGGCGGTGGCTGACCGCCCCGTCTGCCGAGACCTACGTCATCCTCTCGCACAAGCTCGACTCGTCGAAGCACCTCTTCCAGATCGCGAAGTTCATGGTCGCCCACCTGCCGGCGATCCTCCGCCGCAAGCTGCTCGTGGACAACACCACCGAGATGGTCCTGGCTGACACGGGCGCGAAGCTCTGGGCCGCGAGCGCGGGCGGCGACGGGGGGCTTCGGTCCTTCACGGCCACCGGCGTGCACATCAGCGAGTTCGCCTTCAGCGACCACACGGACGAGCTCCTCGCGACCGCGACCGCGGCGCTCAACGGGAACCAGCTCGTCATCGAGTCGACCGCGAACTACTACGGGGACGCCGTCCACAAGCAGGTCGAACTCTGGGAAGCGGACCTGGTGGCCTGGAACTTCCTGTTCTTCCCGTGGACGGAGCACGCGGAGTACACGATCGAGCCGCCCCCGGAGTTCGAGTGTGACTCCGGCAGCGACCTGACCGCGGGCCAGCAGTACTGGATGTCCGTCCAGGTCGGGAAGATCGGCGAGACGAAGTTCAAGCGGGAGTACCCGCGCACCGTCGAGGAGGCCTACGCCCAGGTGGACGGGGCCTGGATCTCGGCAGACCAGCTGGTCGGCCTGACCGCGCTGCGCATGGAGGTCACCGGCGGGGTGCTGGCGAAGGTCGACCCGCGCGACAAGTACGCCATCGGGGTCGACGTCGGGGCGGGAACGGGCGGGGACAACTCTGCCATCGTCGTCATCAGCGCCTCGACCCACCAGGTCGTCGACGTCCGCCGCAGCAACAGCCAGACCCCGACCGAGTGGGCCGAGGTCGTGGCCGACGCGAGCCGGAAGTGGAACGGGGCCAAGGTCCTCGTCGAGAGCAACGGCACCTGGGGCGGCGTCCTCTGCGCCGAACTCCGACAGACCGGGATCCCCCAGTGGACCGACGGGGATGGCAAGTACTGGACGACCAACGCTGCGAACAAGCCGAAGATGCTCGAGGGCGTCAAGGACGCCATCATCCGCGGGCGCATCAGCCAGCTGGACAGCTTCACCATCGGCGAGCTGCGGTCCTTCAAGGTCGATGACCGGGGCAACCCCTTCTGCCCGCGCAACGGCATCCACCACGGCGACACTGTCATCGCCCTGGCCCTGGCGCTGCAGTGTGTGGCCACGGTCCACGTCTCCCAGGCCCCGTTCCTCCCCGACTGGCTCGTGCAGCGAAAGGTCCGCGACGCGCAGAAAGGCGCGGGAAAGCCCGAGCACCGCCGATACTGACTCAACTCGTGATACTGTGAGGCCGCATGGCACGCACCGAAAAAGACAGAATCCAGTTCATCCGGGCCGCACTGCAGCAGCACCAGGACTATTGGGACGACCTGCGCCCGTCGATGCGCAAGTATCGCAATAGCTACTTGACCCGGTTCTACGAGGACTCTTCCTTCACGACCGCGGACACGAGCATCCGCGTCGAGACGGCAGACGGCTACGCGGCCATCGAGTCCGTGATGGGCAGCCTCTTCACGAAGTACCCGTCGATCGAGGTGGGCCCCGACATCAGCGGCAAGGGCGACGCGGTCTTCACGAAGACGGTCTCCAACGACTGGCTGAAGAACGCGCGGCAGCAGATCGAGAACGCCGGCCGCATGGCGCTCATCTACACGAACAGCTTCCTGAAGCTCGCGCCCCGTGAGAGCTCCACCCTTCTGGGCAAGGTCGCCATGCGGGCTGTCCCCCCGTGGCAGGTCATCGTCGACCGCGACGCCGCCGCCTGGGAAGACAGCCGCTTCATCGGGCACGTCTACTACCTGCCGATCGACGAAGCCGTGGACAAGTTCGGGGCGAAGAAGTTCGTGGGCGCTCCGCAGAAGGACTACTTCACCGACTACGAGCGCAACACCGACCGCTCGTACCGCAGCTACGGCGACAACGCGGACCTGCCGAACGAGTACCTGTACATCGAGGTCGTCGAGATGTACGACTTCGTGAACAACGAGCTAACCTTCTGGTCCTCTCACTACAAGTCCGGGCAGGAGCTCCTCGAGAAGGCGGCCATCCCGGTCCTGACTTTCGACGGGCGGCCGCTGTCCAACCTCGTGCCCTTCTACTTCTCCCGTCGCCCCGACCGCCCGATGGAGGGCTACTCCGCGATGGCCCGCATCTACGACCAGGTCTTCGAGAAGAACATCCTCCGCACGTTCTGGGCGAACGCGGTCCGGCGCGACAGCCGCCAGTTCATCTACCGTGAGGGGGCCTTCGACGAAGAGGCCCTGTCCAAGATCACGTCTGGCATCG